AACATGGTAGTAATATTTCCGTTGCCGGTCTGAATAAAGCCGCTGATGTCAGCGTGCTGAAGGCCATGCTTCTCATTGTAGATTTTAATAGCAGCCTGGAGAGAACCAACACTGCTGGACTTGGCAAGCTCCAGAATTTCACTCTGAGCCGCGTGAGAGAGAACATTCTCCTGAGTCTCACCCTTGTTGTCAAACACATTATGTTTCATATCTTCGTTTCCTCCTTTAGAATCGTCATTGTTATCTTCCGGCTCCCCATTTTCACCGAGAGCCATCCCGACCATAGCCAACATCACGTTCTGCTCCTTTTCGTCGAGCTTCTTACAAATCCGGTCAAAGACCTCGCCGACGGTTTCGTCGTCTTCAGACGACTTATCGTTCGGTTTCTTATCTTTCGATTCACCTGTATCATCCGGCTTCTTGTCTTTGTTTTCAGTCTCATCATCAGAGTGATAGAGCATGATGTTTTCATTGTAATTGATAATCAGCTCATCCTCGACGGCAACGCCATGATTCATAACCGTATCAATGTAGGCTCCGGGGTTAGCACCGGCCAAAACGAGGCTTACCTCACGGATAATACCGTGAACGACATCTTTTCCCATCTGCTTTAACTGATTTGCCGCGATGGACAAAGAAACAACGTCCCCGTGCTGAACCAACTTTTTAGCCGTCTGTCCGGATTCCGTATCGTTAAACGTACAGTAGGCATAAACCCCATCATCCCTGTTTTCCAACAATGCGTGCCCCAAAACATTATTCTGGGAATCATGCTGATGGTTCCAAACCAGGCTTACAGTCTCGCCATCCTGCTGTTTAAAAGCATTCTTACGGATGATTCTTCCGTCGGCGCACTGCAAATCATTTCTTGTGGCCCAGCCACTGAAATCAAATTTTGCCATTTTGAATTTTCCTCCTTACTTCTTTTTCTGTGATGATTTACGCTTGCGCTTGGATACCTTCGGCATCTCGGCGGCAATCTTGTCAAACTCCCTTTGATAAATTTCCTCATAAGAAGAGTCCAAAGACTCCTTTGCGGCTTTATAGGCTTCCCTCGCTGCGGTGATTGCTGATTTTAATCTGCTGGCAACCTGTTTTCGTTCAACCGAAGCATTGGCAGAATTAGCCGCGCGGTCTTCTTTCGTTTCTTCCGACACCTGTTGCTTTCTCGCAGTGGCATCGGAACGGACACCTTCTTTACTGGACTGGGATTCTTCGCTTACTTTCGATTTTGCCGCTTTCGAATCCGAACGCAACTTGGCAATTTTCTCGTTACGCTCGGCTATCCGTTTTGCTCGTTCAGCTTTTGGCAAACTGTCCGGAATCTTTTCAGCCATAAGACGTTCTATCGCAGAATTAGTCTTAGATGTTATCCTTTCCTTCTCTGCCGTCGAGGTTTTTTCGATGTCTTCCAAATCGGATTTTTTATCCGAATCGATTGCCTCTTTTTTACGAGATGCCCTTTTGGTTAGAGCATCGTTTAACTCCTTCAGACGTGCAGAGATTTGTTCCCTTGTAGCTGATGCTCTTTCTCTAAGCGCAGTTATAGTCTGTTTTCGCTTTTCCTGTTCCCCCTCAATCTTAGCCTTTTTCTCGGCTTTGATTTCGTTTTTGGTATAGGACCAGACTTTCTTTCCTTCATCCGAAAGCTTGGTAGCTGAGCGGCGTCCCTTCAATTCCCTGGTTCGCATATAATATTCATGAGCTTTTTGGGGGTCGTAATAGGGAGAGGCATAATGCTGAAGATTGTTGTCCATCTACGAATCATCCTCCTCTTCCTCATCATCGGAAATGTAATCGCCGATTATCTTTTCTATTTCAGATTCAAGACTATCCAGCAATTCATTTACGATACGATCCTGTTCGTTCTCGCCAGTTGAAGTTTCTTCGTCAGCCATCGCTGGATTTCCAGAATTAACCTCGCCTTCTGTCTGGTTGAGGTTTTTATTCCGAAGTTCATCCGCTTTCGGATCTTTTGACGGTTTCCATCCAATCGTCTGCCGCATCTCATTCGAAGTCGCAATCTCATTACGAGTCAGCTTATCAGAGATTTCAGCCAATTCCGTAACAGGCACTAGCTTGAACGGATCTCTGAAGAACATAATTGACTGCTTCTGAGACCTGGCGGTTTTGGTCAGAAACTTCCGTTTCATCTCGTCAACAATAGCAGAAACAATCGGCTCAATCGTTCGGTTGTAGTAATTGAGCATTGTCGTTTCGTCGGCTGTACCATCTAAAATACTCTGAGTGATTCCCAACTGGCTGTATAGCATACTCGTTAAGTATTCAATCTGAGACATTAGATTGTTTCCAACGGAACGATTTAGCTGCGTGATATGCTCCGTACCATCGGTATAAGCGATACCATACTTAGAACCGGACAATTGCTGCTCAATATCTTTACGCCGTTTTTCGGCCTGTTGACGCCTTGCATCCGTCTTGATAACATACGGAAGCTGAATAATTAAATCCAACTTTCCGGAACTGCTTTGCTCATCGACAACATCCAAAAGGTTCAGTTTTCGAATTAACCGCTGCATTGTGGAATTCGGTTCATTGATAACCGCATAAAGCGGATTTTCAATAATCGCAACCGCTTCCTTTGGCATAAGAATGTCTTCTTTCAAACCGGTGTTCTCGTTGTAAACCTGAACACGAACATGCTTCGGATACCATTCGAGAATTTTTCCAGTTCGCATCTTGTCAATATCGAATGAACCTGCTACTCCGTCTTCCGGATCATCATCGGTGTCGGTAGGTACAATGGCTACGCATCCTTCATCCAACATCGACATGACAATATCCTGAATAAAAGAACGCCCAGTTTGATCTATATTGGCTTCCAAAGAAAGACAATTGTTCAAACCGGACTTTATAACTTCAAGAAATCGTTCATTATCATCCAAACGGACGTGCTGAATGTTGATGGCAGCCGCATCCAATGCAATACGATTGTATACGGAAGTGACAATAGACCTCTCGTTTCCTCTGGTAAGACGGGGGCGATCTGGTCTGTAAGAATATCCCGTTCCGATATCACGGTAATAGTTTTGCTGACCGTTACTTCGGAAAGCGTTCCAGGCATGTTTAAACCTGGAACCAATCGCTATATCCATTTTCTCATCACCTCCCTATGCCTTATCCAGCACTGTCTTTTTGTAAGCAACCCGACCGGAAGCCCATACACCATTTCGGAGCTGCGCCATGTTGTAACCTTCATCGGCAAGCGCCATCATAACGCCAACTTCCCCACGTTTTGCTACGAACTGAACGACTTTTCCAGACGGAGACCGAATCTTTGAAGCCGACTGGCTCATAAGTTCAGCCATTTTCTTGTTGTAGGCGTTGATCGCCGAGGAACTCAATTTTCCCGATTTATTTACAGCACCGGGAGTCCGAAGTATTTCGTTCGCATATCGGCTCATTTCTTTTGAAGATTTTCTGCGAGCCTGCTCCGTAATCTTCTCGCTTTTCTTCTTGACCCAATTTGCGTCTTTTTTACTGAGATTTCCGAGTTGAGCCGGGGTTCGGCGGATGCCCCATTTCTGTCCCAAAATCCCATGATGTTCTATCATCTCTGACAAACGCGCTCACCTCCTTTACTCAAACGCATCTCTGTTCAGCTTATAGGCGATGTAAGCATCCATCATAGCCGCCACAGCATCAATCTTTTGGTCGCCCCGCTTTTTGTAAAGCTTTCGGTTTCCGTTAGTGTCTGTGATGGTAATGCAATTGCCCATACAGAAAGACATCAATTCTTCGTCAAATAAAAGCATCCGCTCCTCGGAAAGTTTCTTTAACTCTCCTAAAGGAACGGATTCTGTTTTTGCCCCTTGTATTACTTTCTCAATGCCAAACGGACCGTTTTCGGATGCCCATCTCTCAACAAACTCTTTGGCATTGTAAGGGTCATACCCGAAACAACGGACATCGTACCCACGCTCTACGATATGGTTATCCAGGTCTTCATACACCTGCATCATATCCAAAACAGTGCCTTCCATGACAATCAAACTGCCTTCCAGTATGAACTGCTCATACTTACTGCGCATTGCAGACGGAAGTTTTCGAAACGTCAGGTCCGAAATATACGCTCTAGTTTTGATTCCAAATGTCCCGTTTGATAAAGGAAACATAAAGGTAAAATCACAGAAGTCATCGCCTCTTGATAAATCGCCGCCCATAGAACAAGGCATACCAGAAAAATCCCGCTTACGATATTTCAAAGTTTCTTCATAAGTAAAGTAATAGGTATAACCCTCCATTGGCAGACCAAACCGCTTCGCCAAAATATCATTCCTAGCTGCCGGCGCATTCTCGGCTCTTTCAACATCACGCTGGTATACTTCAAAAGTGACGGTTTTTCCGAGGTTAGGATTGGCTTTCAGCCATTTGTTGGGCTCTGAAATCTCGTCAATGGAATCGAGCTTATACCACCAAATGGAAGTATTGATTGCCGGGTATTCGCCCTTTAAGATTTTCATCAATTCCATTTTGATTGTATCGCCACTGCCGTTTCGGACAGTTCCTTCAGAGCTGGTCGCAATGATAAGATAATCGTCAAGTTTTGAAGCGCCTTGCTCAATGGCTCCAACCACGTCTTCCCTTACGTCACCGGACAGCCATTCATCGATTGTTGATACTTTAGTCCTCAAGCCTTGAAGTTTATCGATAGACATCGGACGAACCTCTATCAGAGAACCCGTGAAAAAGTTTTCGATTCCCTTTTTGGTTGAGGCAAGCTTTACACGGTTCGCTTTGGAACCCGTGGTATTTTGTAAAGAACCTTCCGTAAGGAATCGAAATAGCGGGCCTTTGGCTCTTGTGATGGCTGTTTTTATTGGCTGTATTACTTCCTCCGCCTGTTTCATAGTCGGAGCAGTTGTTATCTGGTGAGTGGTAGAAGTGTCAATGTTTTCGAAATAGGATTGGATGCAGGAATCATACAAAGATTTGGCGGCTCCTCGCCCAACAATCAAATACTGTTTATTGATAAGCCGCTTCTTGATAGTTTTCACTATAAAATGCCCGCCGGGACCATTCGGATTCGGTTCCCACACTTCCCTCTCCTCGAAGTAGTACCAACCAAATATCTGTTCACCCCAAAGTTTGAATGTGTCGAGCATAACAAGATTGGCGCCATCAGTTAAAGTAAGTTCCTCTTCGCAATATGCAATCCACCCCTCAACCGGACGATCATCGTAATAAATCCCACGGTCTGCGATAAGTTCATCGATCCGGTTCATTTCCATCTCGATTTCACGGCAGACGGGTATTTCTCCACGAATTACGGCATCTCTAAACGCGCCGTAATATTTCGGAACGGCAGTGTTTGATAATGCCATAATTTATTCACCTCGTCTCCGTTTAGCTGGATGTCCTTTGAATGATGGACTTAATCTTATCGTAGTTATTGTAAATTGTCAGAGCAGTAGATGTTACGGTGGCAACCGTAGTGCCGGCTTTCACAACATTGTTAAAATACTGCTTTCCGCGATTCACATTGCTCTGAGACAGCTTGGAATACTGCTGCTCCATTTGAAGCCGATTCAAACGGCTCCGAAGTTCGGCGTCACTCATTGTCTTAACGGACTTGGAACCGTGAGCTTTCTTATAATCCTCATGAGAATCATCTGAAGAACTCTTTTTTACACTCTTTTTCCCTTGTCCCAACCGTGCAGGGGTACGGCGAACGCCCCATTTCATTCCGAGAACGCCATGATGAGATAAACTATTATCCATTTTGATATTCCTCCTCTCCACTCGGATCGGCCGCAACAAGAATACGCCACTCAAGTTCTTTTATCTGCTGGTTCATGCATTCGATAACCGCAGACGCAAGTGGCGGGTCAAAGAGAAGTTTAACCTTCAAATGCATATAGGACTTTATGAATTCAATCTTGGATTTCTCAGGAATGAAATCGGTCCATAAAGCGTCATCGTCTTCAATGGAAAATCCATCAGCAGGACCGACACCAAGCTGAGTTAAAATTGAAAACACAGAGTTGATGTGCATAATAAGGTCAACATCATATACTTGGTATTCTTCTGCGATTCCGAGCAACTTTTTTATTGATGTCAGTATGCTTGGTATGTTCTTTTCCATCGCGGTCCTCCTTTTTACTTAAACCGTGATGAACTGTTTCATACAAAAGCCTTCCAAACCGGAATCGGTATAAACCTTGTAGAACTCGCCGATAGATTTATCCTTGTCAACCATAACTTCCGTATTGACCGGAATCGTGCCAAGAACCTCAGCCTTGTCATCCGGTTCTTTACGGATTCTGAGATTCGCACAATTGCTCACCAGACCGATTGCAGGCTCTTTCTGTGTTGCAGTCATTTCTTTAGATTCCATAATTTGTTTCCTCCTTAATGTCTCCATGGACAGGTATCGTTTTTTGTTCGTTCAACTGGAATATGGGGGATTGGAGTTTCGTCTCCATAGTGAATTGCGTTGTGGGTTGAAAGTTTTGTAGACACAACGTTGTCTGGGTCAAACACGCATGGATTCCGATTCAGAATATCTTCATAGGTTATAGGATTGATGTGGTGAATAATAATCGACCCAAAAATCTCAAATCCCTCTAAAGCCAAATCACACCCATTATCTCGAATGATGATTTTGTTTCTGAATCTTATCCATTCGTCGGAATGATAGAATTCCTGATTAAGCCAACGTTTAAAACCAAAAGTTTCTTCTGCAACTTTTCCACAAAGTCTGAGATACTGATACCGTTCCTCAAAAGTTGGAATTCGGATTAACTCACTATAAGTCTTCATCATCCGAATCCTCCTCTCCGCTATACCGTCGAAACGCTTTCAGTGCATTTTCGTACAATTCCTCTGACCGATGTGCAGATTGCAGCGATTCCACTTTTGCCCTTAATAACTCGTTTTCACGTTCTATCTTCTCCCTCTCCAGACGCTCCCTCGTAGATCCCAGTTTTAAATAATGTGTTATGACCTGAGAGGAGGCTGTTCCCTCCATCAATTGTTTCTCAGCAAGATCTACCGCAAGAGAAATCATTTGATTTTCCCTCGCTTCGGGTGTCAACGCCGGTCGCATCTTTCTTGAAGAATTAGAAGAGCTTGCAGCCTTGGCTTTTCCCATACTTGCCGCCTCCTCTCGATTAGTTTGTTACTCGTTTTTCATACCTTTTAGAATAGTTCTCCTACGGTGTTTAAAGGAACTCACGAAGCCGGCAAATATACTTTTTCGCTGAAAGGAGAAAAAGAGCAAAAGAACCACAGCCAATGCCACGCCAACCCCGCGAGCTCGTTTAAACACCGTAGGAGAATGAGGGGGCAATCCTAAAATATACCCCCGGAGAATTTTTGAAGACCGCCGCGATGTGGGAGGGGGTGCCTTT